CAAGTGGTAAGTCAGCACAGTTTCCAGTATTAGGAACTGCTACTGCTGCATACCATACAGTAGGAACTCCTCTTGTTGGTGCTAACCAAATCAAGGCAAACGAAAAGATTATCAACATTGATGATCTATTAATAGCACAGAGTTTTATAGCGAACATAGATGAGCTTTTTTCTAAAATGATTAGAGCCTTTTGTTGGTAACAACAATAAGATAACAAGGTGAATTGCTGGAAATCCTCCAATAAAAAGGACAATCAGCAGCCAAGCTAACCTACAAGTTAGAAGGTTCAACGACTAACTCCCGATAGGAAACTAAGTAACGGAGACACGAGTGCCTTGCAACCCACAGGGTTGAAGATATAGTCTGAACTGCATCAATGGCAAAGATGCAGAACTAAAGGATAAAGAGCCTTTAGGGTAACAATCTTGAAGAATCACTATGACGTTAGAGCTACCTATGCTGATGAATTAGGAAAGGCTTTAGCCAGAACCTATGACCAGAACGTAGCCAAGCAAATTGCAAACGCTTCCAGAGCTTCTACTACTCTTAGTGGTGGTAATGGTGGTCTTGTTCTAACTCTTGCTTCTGGTAATACAGCTTCAGCAAACGTCACAGGTGATGAGATAGCAGCAGCTATCTATGACATTGCACAGACATTTGATGAGAGGGATATACCTCCAACAGATCGTTTCTGTGTACTACCACCTGCTGAGTACTACAAACTTGCTGAGTCTGCTACAAGAACTGTAGACGTTGACTTCAACCCTGGTGGTAATGGTTCGTTTGCTTCTGGTAAGGTACAACAAGTCGCTGGTATTCCTGTGATGATGAGCAACAACGTACCTCAGAGTAACGTAGGTTCTAACCCAAGTGGTGCGAACAACACTTACTCAGGAGATGATAGTAAGACTATCGGTTTAGTATTCCATAAATCTGCTGTTGGTACAGTTAAATTAATGGATATGACAACTGAAATCTCTGGTTCTGACTACGGAATTATGTATCAAGGTACATTAATGGTTGCAAAATACGCACTTGGTCATGGAATCCTAAGACCAGAATGTGCAGCTACTATTAAGCTATCTGCTTCTTAATTTCAATTTATAGGGTATCTTATTATTAGATACCCTTTTTTTTATACTCATGTATCATTCATCAAAGAAAAAAAAGAAGAAGAAAAAAGGTGGGAGGGATTCACTCAAAATAAAAAAGTACTAAACAATGGCTGTAGCTGCAACCACTGAGCTTGAAGCAATCAACATAATGTTGGCTGCTATTGCTGAAGCTCCAATAAATAGTCTGACAGGCACACTTCCAGTAGATGCTGTCACTGCTAGATCAACTCTTGCTGAATTTAATAAAGAAGTGCAATCTGAAGGCTGGTCTTTCAATACAGAAATAGATGTAACTCTTACAAGAGATGGGTCAAATCAGATAAGCTTGCCAGCAAATGTATTACGAGTAGATGCAAATATACATCAACACCCAACTATTGACCCTGTTCAACGTGGGCTGAAGCTATACGATAGACAGAACAATAAGTATGAGTTTGATGAAGACTTGATTTGTACTGTTGTTTATTTCAGAGACTTTGATGAAATACCAGAACAGGCAAGAAGATATATCAACATCAAAGCTGCAAGAGTTTTTGTTGACAGATTGGTAGGAGATCAAGGACTAAGAACATACACACAGGAAGATGAAGTCAGGGCAAGAACTATACTTACAGAGACAGATTATGCAAATGCAGATCACAACCTACTAAGAGGTGACCCTTCTCTTACCAGTATCTTTGATACTTACAATCCTTCCAGTGCCTTAATTAGATAGCCATGCCTGTTATATCAAGAGCTATACCTACATTATTGAGAGGTATATCACAATCTTCTGATGCTTTGAAACAGCCAGATCATGCTGATATACAAGACAATGCTGATAGTAACCCTGTTCTTGGTCTTACAAAACGCAGTGGCTTTCAGTTTGTAACAGCATTACAATCTTCAACTCTTGGTAATGTTCACATACAAACTATCAATAGAGACTTAAACGAAAGGTATGTAGCAGTATTCAGCAATGGCAATGTAAGAGTATTTGAATTAGATGGTACTGAACTGACAGTAAACAAGCCTGATGGTACTGCCTACCTAAATACTTCAACACCTAGAAGTGTTATGAAGACAGTTACTATTGCTGATTTTACTTTTGTTGTTAATACCAGCATCACAGCAGCTATGGACTCTACACTTAGCGGTGGTACTGGTACGAAAGCAATTATATTTATCAACCAGGCAACAGCAGATACGACTTACTCTGTGACAATAGATGGTGTGACAGTTACAGATAACACCTCTGGTGATTCTACCTTGAGTACAGATACAGTTGCAGCAGATTTAAAAACAGGTCTTGATGCAGGTCTTAGTGGTTTTACCATTGCTAGAAATGGCCCTGTTTTATATGTAAGAAAGAATGATAATTCTAATTTTTCTATAGATGGTAGTGATACTCAAGGTGACTCAAAGATGACAATAATAAAAGATTCAGTACAAAGGTTTACTGACTTGCCTACTGTCTCTCCTAATGGTTATGTCGTAGAGATAAAAGGAGATGACGATACAAACTTCGATAACTACTACGTTAAGTTCGTCACTAATAATGGTGGTGCATTTGAAGAAGGGCAATGGGAAGAAACTGTAGAAGCAGGTATTCCTTTTAAGTTTGATTATGCAACAATGCCACACGTTCTTATACGTCAAGCAGATGGTAATTTTAGATTTGCAAGGGTAGATGGAGATACATACACAGCGTCAAGTGTATCATTTACTCTTCCAAAATGGGGTGAACGAACTGTTGGTGATGTTATATCTGCACCCGACCCTTCGTTTATTGGTAATAAAATTAATAATGTATTTTTCTTCAGAAACAGGCTTGGGTTTCTTGCAGGGGATAATGTAATACTTTCAAGAGTATCAGAGTTTTTTAACTTCTTTCCTGAGACAGTGGTATCTGTTTTAGATAATGAACCGATAGACGTAGCTGCTTCTCATACAAAAGTTGCGATACTGAAAAGTGCAGTGACTATGGGAGAAAAACTTATTCTGTTCTCTGAACAGACGCAGTTTGTATTGACCAGTTCAGCAGATAACCTTACTCCCAAAACAGCTAACGTGATAGTTGTAACTGAATTTGAAAGTAGTGCAGCAGCACAGCCTGTAGGTTCTGGTTCTTCTATTTACTTCTTAACTCAGAAAGGTTCTTTTGCAGGTATAAGAGAATATATCTTGCAAGGAGAATCACAGATAAGAGATGCAGCAAACATTACTATTCATGTACCAAGACTCATACCAAGTAATGTATTTAAGATGGCAGTATCCACCAACCAAGATATTCTTATAGTCTTGGGTTCAGACAATGCCAATAAATTGTATGTATATAGATGGTTATATGGAGAGGGTGGACAGAAAGCTTTGAGTGCTTGGTTTACCTACAGCATCAATACAAACAGGTCTATCTTGAATGTTGATTTTATTGGTACAGATTTGTTTGCTGTTATAGAAGAAGCTAATAAAGTAACCCTAGAAAAGATACCATTTGAAACTGAGTTTAGAGAACCTAATGCTAGTTTTCAGTATCATCTTGACCATAAGGTAACCGAAGCAACCACAGGAGTTTCAGTATCTTATAGCTCTGGTACTGGTCTATCAACATTTACAGTTCCATATCGACTAAGAGCCAACATGAATATTGTCGGTAGATATTTAGGTAGTGGAGAAACAAGCACGTTTGTAGATGCTCAAGGCAATACAAAAACTCTTACATCAGGACAGGTACTATCAACATCTAATGCAACAGATGGTTCTACTTCTACAATTACAGCAATAGGAGATTTCAGAAATAGTAAGTTTATTATTGGTGAACCTTATGAAATGCACTATAGATTTAGTAAACAAAGACTAACAGAACAGGGTGCTGGTTCACCTGAGTATGTAGGAGCAAGACTACAACTACATCATTTTTATATTAAATACGAAGATGCTGGTTTCTTTAAGGTAGAAGTAACACCTGAAAACAGAGATACAAGTACCCATAAATTTACTGGTCGCTTGCTTGGTGCTGCGTCTGCTGCTATTGGTCAGATAAACCTAGATACAGGCACATTCAAAGTACCGATAATGAGTAAGTCTGACAGAGTAGATATAGATATAAAGAACGATACATTTCTTCCTACACGTTTAGCCAGTGCAGAATATGAAGGTACATTCCATATAAGGAGTAGAAGAATATAGTGGGATATTTAAGAAAATCAAACCTCAAAGATTTTAAATATGTAGTAGAGAACATGAGAGTCATGGACAAAATTGAAGCTTTGTATCAGACAGGCTTGAGTCCAGAAGATGCTCTTAGTTATACCTTCTTGGGTAGTAAGACTAATATGACTATTGCTGATGATGATGGACAACCTATAGGTTTATGTGGAGTACAGAAAGATGGTTGTATATGGTGCGTTGCTACAGATGAATTGTTTAATAATAAAAAATACAGAATACAATTAATACGACAAGGCAGAAAATGGGTTGATAATCTACTTGAGTCTTATAAAATACTTTATAATTATGTATATGCAGAAAACACTTCTGCTATAAAATGGTTAAAAGCTCTTGGGTTTACATTTGTAAAGCTACATGAGAGTTATGGTTATCAAAAAAAACCTTTCTACGAATTTCTGAGGATTGCCTAGATGTGTGTTGGTGCTGCATTATTAGGAGGTGTTAATACCGCAGGTGCAGCGTTAGCATTTAATGTTGGTTTGGGTCTTACTATAGCCAATGCTTTTGTTGGTAGGGCTGCTGCAAAATCAAGGGCAGATCAAACATACAACCAGGCATTGATAGCTAACAGATCAGCAGAAAGAGATAAGAGATTAAAACAACAAGCCTTGGCAGAGCAGAAACGAGCTAAAGAAGTACAATCATATCAAAATATATTTGCAAGAAATATTGAAGCTTTACAGGCTAATAGGGCTATAATTGCATCAGAACAGGCAGGTACAACTATAGGATTACTATTGATGGATAATGAAAGACAATCTGCTAATTATAGAGAATCAATAAATCAATCATTAGAATCATTTAGAAGACAATACGATAGAAATATTCTTGTAACAGAAGCAGAGTTTGAAAATAGAAGAAATGATTTACAAAGCAGTATTAATGACGCATACAATCAGATACCTACTCTTGGACAGACTTTATTAAATATAGGCACAGGTGCTTTAAATCAATATTCTTTACTTAGTTAATTATGAGTAGCAGTTTTCAATCTACCGCAGCAACAAATATTTACGATAGTCCTGTAGATACTTTTGTTCGACCTGTAAGGGTTTTACCTAAGACAGGTATTATGGATTTGGCAGAAACTTTAGCTTCTGTAAATGAAAATCTAAGACCTTTTTTAAATCAATCAATAACAAAAGGTGTAGAGAAAGAAAAAAGAAAAGCTACAAAAGATAGGATTTTTGCTGAAATAAATGGTGGAGAAGTTGCAAAACTATCTAATGACATAAGAAAAAAAGATGGAGATGACGCAGCAAGAAAGATTATTGGTGGTAGTAGAGTATATAGACAACAATATGAAAAAGCAGGGGTGCAGCTAGAAGCACTTAAATTTAAAGGTAATTTTGAAAATGCTTATGATGCTGCAAGAATAGATACAGGTAAAGTAGATGGAAATGGACAACCTATATTTAAATTTCTAAGAGAGTTTTCTAGCGATTCAGATGAATTTAAGAATTGGAGACAAAGTTATTTAAACAAATCAATTCAAACTTTTACAGATGAAGGAATAGACCCAGATATTGTAGATGAATTTTTTATACCAACTGTTCAAGAAGAATTATTTAATATTACGAATTATGCTACTGAAAAGAATCAAGCTTTTAATTTCACAAAATTACAAAACAAAGTACCAGAAGTTTTAGATAGTGCAGCAACTTTTTTTGTAGAAGGTAATGACGAACAAGGTGGTAAGGTAATCGCAGGTTTTTTACAGGATTTCTATAACGCAGGTATTACAGGAGAAGATGCAAATAAGATGTATAAACAAATTGTTAAAGGTGCTTTTAATAAGGCTAGATTGCTAGTAGACCCTTCAAAAGAAAAGAGCTTTCAACTTGCAGAAGATTTTGCAGATAGAATTTTAAGATCAATACCTTATGGAGATAAAGACTTAACAACTCATAGTACATATTTAGATGAAGCAGCAAAGTTTGATTCAGACTATACAGACTTAGCACTTAAAAAATTAAAAAATGCACCAAAGCTACAAGCTGAGAAAAACAAACTAACAATAAAAACAAGATGGAAAAACTTTAATTCTATAGAAATTACAGAAGAAATGACTATAGATCAGAGGACACAAGTACAACAACAAAAACAGACAGAATATAAAAATTTACTTAACGACCCTTTGTTTGGTGGCGAAGAAGAACAGAAATATATACAGAATTTAGGAGAGTCAGATAATTACAATCTTTTAAATGAAATAATACCTGCTATGGAAAACAAAATTAGTCTTGGTGTTTTTGATGGATATGACGAAGTTTTAGAAAAAGAGATAAGCCATATAGAAATGAATCATGCGACATTAGATGATGAAGCAGTTAAAGCAATAAAAGAATTAAAAACTTTTGCAAGAAACAGTAAAGGTTTAGGAGAGAAAGTAGAAACAAGTAAAAATAAAATTATGAAAATTGTAGATAATAACTTAGGTACAAGTACAAAATCTAATTTCTTTGGTCGAGGAGGTGCAAGTAAGGTTGACTTTCAAACATCTACTAAAATTGGTTTTGAGGTACAAAAACAAGTAACAAAATATTTTAAAGATTACATAAAAGAAAACAACAGATTGCCTTCAAGTTTACAAATACAAAAAATGGAAGAGCAATTTACAATACAAGCTTTAGGAGCAAACAATATAGGAGATTTTGAAGAGATGGCAAAACAACAATACCCTGATACAATCAATCCATTTATACCTATAGCCGAGTCAGGTCAGTTAGCGACTTTTCGTGAAAATTCAAAAGATAATCGTAAATTACAAGAAGATTTTAGAAAGAAAGGAGAAAGAGGAAGCGTTGATAGCGGTAAGGATAATAACTTTTTAGAAGGTGGTATGAATTTTGAAGGTGGTGCTTTTAGTGAAGGTGGTGCTACAACAGTTGACGTTAGTTCTGGCGATACCTTGTCTAGGTTTGCAAATGATCTAGATACTTCTGTTGAAGCTATAAAAAAAGCAAATGGAATGACAACTGATGAAATTCAGATAGGAGATGTCTTAGTGATTCCAGAAGGTATTACTGACCCTAATAAAGTAGATGCTCCTAAGTTTGATATGAATAAACTGATTACAAATAAAGACCACCCATTTAATCCTGTTAGAGAAAAACATAACTTCCAGGTTATTTATAATATTGCCAAAGAAATAGGTATTAAGTTTCCAGAACTTGTAGCTGCACAAGCTATGGAAGAAACAGGTTTTGGTAAAGATCAATCAGCAGATAACAATTTCTTAGGACTTAAAGCTACATCTTCAGAGGTTGCAAGAGGTCAATTTGAAAGAAAGATGACTACCGAAGATAGGGGTCAAGGTAGAAAGCCAGAACTAGCAGACTTTAAAACATTTGATAATATCCGAGAAATGATGATGCAATACAAAAAAGAATGGAACGATAACTTTTTAGGTAGGAAAGGTATAGTAAATGCAAAGAGTATTGAGGAAGCAATTAAAATGCTACAAGCTGAAGATTATGCAACAAATAAAGATTATGATAAAAATGTATTAGACATAATTAGTCGTGCTACTGAAGAAGGTTGGTTTTAAACTATGACAGACTCTAATCTAGAAAATACAGTACCAGAAGGAGCTTTTGGTATTGGGTCTAAAAAAACTGATGACTTCACAGAAAATGAAAAACTAAGAAACTTTGGTATAAAAGATATACCTAAAGCTTTATATGAACAGCTAAAAAAGAACTCAGGTGCAATCGTTTTACCAAATCAAATTACGGAAGAAACTATAAAACAAGCTGCCAAAACTCAAGATAAATTTTTAAAGCCAAGATCAGAAGAAGAAGCTACTGCTTTAAGAGCTACCGCAGCAGGTATTGTTGATATACCAAATGAAATAAAACATTTAAGTGATTACTTACAAGGTAATCCTTATGACCCAAATGAGTTGATTGATCTTAAGGCTCTAGGTCTTGAAAAAGAAGGAGATATGGATAATGCAGCTTATCAAGTATTTAAATTTGGTGGTGGTTTTTTGATACCCTATGCAGGTTTTAATAAGGCTTTGAAAGGTATAAAAGGTATAAAGGCATTACAAGGTATAAAAAATTATGACAAGATTGCTACTGGTGCTAGATGGTTTACAGCTTCGTCAGCAGCAGACTTTGTTGCTATAGATAAGTTTGACGAAAACTTATTTAACTTTCTTGCTGATATAGAAAGTCCTGTAGTAAACAATAAATTTGTAAGACCTATAGTTGAATATTTATCTGCACCCGAAAGGGGAGAAGGTGCAGATTATGGAGAAGCAGCATTAAAATCTTTTTTAGCTAATAGTTTGTTTTTTGAAGCTGTGCCTGTTGCTGGTGGTGCTGCTATAAAAAGTGTACCAAAATTAAGAAAGACACTAGAACCATACGCTGTAAGACTAATTGACAATATTACAGGTGGTCCAAACATACTGAACCAAAAGCAAATGCTTGATAGAACTGTTCAGTTGTTTAAAGATATAAAAAACGACCCAACTAGATTTGAGTTTGCTAAAACACAAATTAAAAGATTAAACAAAGCAACTCTTATAGGTAGTGAAGAATTTTCAGATGAATTTGCAAAAGTTTTAGATGATTTACCTCAGTTTGATGAAGTAGCACCAAAAACAAAAGTAACAAAAAAAACTAAAACAAAAGTTACTGATTTGCCTTTACAGCAATCAAAACCTAATCCTAAAATTTGGAATGATGTAGAGAGTATTACAGAAGACGTATGGGAAACAACAGGTAAAGCTTTAAATAGAATTGTTATACCTGATGATTTTTCTATAGAAGCTGCAAGTGCTATGGGCTATGATGAACTGTTGCCTAAAGTAATACAAATAGCAAAAAAGATTAGCCCAAATGACCCAGAAAAACACATGAGGGTTTTATATCTTGGTGCAATAAAAGAACAAAAAAGATTAGCTAAAAATGTTACTCAATATATGAATGATATAGAACAAGCTTTCATGCTTGGAGAAGATATATCAGATGATTTATTACAGAATTGGTCAGAAGATATAGTAAGAATGATAAATCTTGCAGGTCCAACTAAAAAAATAAGTAACGAAACAGCAGGTACAGTAAGAGTTAATAAGCTTATAGATGCAGAGCCTAAAGATGTTAGTCGCATACCTGTTGACGAACAAGTAGCAAAAGGTATTGGTGGTGGAGAAAAAACTGTTGATAGAGTTCAAAGAGAGAAGTTTCAAACAACAACAAGAGATTTAGTAGAAAAAACAAAAAAACAAATATCTGAACAAAAATTAGTACCAACAAAAGAAGAGCTATATGAAGGTATGCAGACTTATATAAAAAATAATGATATAGAAGGTTTATTGGCTATTACTAGAAAAATTATGGCTATGCAAGGAGACAGTAAGAGACTTAGTAAAGTTGTTAAGGGTATGAGTTTTGGAGATGTGGCAACTAAAGGATTAAGAATTAGTAATGAAATATTTATAAATAGTTTATTATCTGCACCAGAAACGCAAATTATTAATATTATTGGTTCTTTATTTAATGTTGCTCTTGGTCCAGTTGATCTTTTTACAGGTAGTCCGCTTGATGATATCACAATGAAAAAAAGAGCAATTAGAGAGCTTGCAACTATATTTACAACATTTAAAGATAATATTAGTGCAGCAGGTAAAGCATTATGGCTTGATAAAAATATTCTTGATGAAAGAAGAATGTTTGGACAAGATGCTTACGAAAGATATGCAATTAGAATGATGGGCGATAGTTTTTACGCAAAATCTATAAACTTTCTTGGTCATGGAGTTAGATTACCTTCTCGTTTTATGATGGCAGGTGACGAATTTATAAAACAAACTGCATTTCGTTCACATTTGATGGGAGAGCTTGCACAACAAGCAACAGAAAAAGGTCTTACAGGAAAAAGTTTTAGTATTTATGTTAATAGTAATTTTGATGAAATCATAGATATTGTCAATACAAAAAGTTTTACTAAAGGACAAGATACTGCTTTTCCTGATTTTGTACCAAATGAAAATATTTTAGATTCATATACAAGAGCTTTAGATTATTCAGCAGACAGAACATTTACAACTGAATTAGGTAAAGGTTTTGGTCTTACAGGCACAGGGTCAGCACAAACAAAAAAACTTGCAGAAATTCTTAAATCTTCTCCTTTAAAACCAATAGTTCCTTTTGTTACGACACCTGTGAATATAGGTAAGCAAGTGCTAAGAAGAACAGGCTTGCCAGATTTTGATACCATATTTAAAGGTATGCCACCAGAATATAATGCAACATTAGGAAGAATATTAAAAGAACATAATGATAATTTATTAAGTGAAGATTTAGCTACTGCTTATAGAGCAAATGGGGAAGCTGCTACTGGTGCTATGATATGGGCTTATTTTATAGCTTTAGCAGCAGCAAAAGATAACCCAGAAGCAGAACTAGCTCTTGTTGGTGGAGGGCATCATAATAGATGGTTGAGAGAAGGAGAAAAAAGAACTGATGAATTACCTTATAGTTTTAGGGTTTTACAAAAAGATAAAGATGGCAACATAATCAGAGGAGATAATGGACAACCAAACTATGAATATATAGACCTTTTATCTCGAATGGAGCCAATAGCTTCTTTACTTATGATTGCAGGGGATATGGCATATATTAGAGATTTTGAAGCAGATGAAGATTATGAAAATTCTGCTTATGCTCTTACAGCTTTACTTTCAAGAAATTTAAATAATAAATATATGATTCAAAATATTGCACAAATGATTGATCTTACAAGTGATGTAAGTGCCTTAAGAAGGTTTTATCAAGTACCAGTTAACTACTTTACAAACATTCGTGATTACCCTGCTTCTTTACAAAGAAGTATTACTAGAGCTAGAGGTGAAGAATGGTATGACGAATTAACAAAAAAAACATTTAAAGGTAGATTTCCTAAAAGAAAAACAAAGTTTAGAAAAGGTGATTTATTTCCACAAGAAGAAAGAACAGAAGATATAGGAGAGTATGAAGGTAACGACTTTGGTAGTTTGAAGCAATCTAATAATCCTTTTCAATTTATAGATACTATTGGTTTGATGATAATGAGAAATCGACAAGATGTTACATCAGGCTTTAGTGCAGATATTGAACCCATAAGAAGCTTAACAACAGGCAAGATTGCAGAGTACCCAGAAGGTGCTTTCTTTGGTAATTACTTCAATCCTTTTAAATATAGAAAAGAAAAAGATAATCCTATAGATGAATATTTAAATCGAATACAATTTAAAGTAGTACCTCCTAGTGATGTCATACCATTTGACAATGAAGGAAATGGTATTAATTTAGATACAAAAGCTTATAACAAACTTACAGGTCTTATTCCAAACATACCTATGAATTTTAAAGGTAAAAACCCTGTATTTGACCCTAAGAATGGTAAACGATTTGGCGAAATGATTTTAGAATTTTCAAGAGACAAAAAAAATATAAAAGCTTTGAAATACCTTGAAAGTGATGATTCTGGTGCTATAGATGCTCAAGCTAATTTAAAAAATAAAGATAAAGTAAGAAAAGAATTACAAAAACAAGTAAGTGATATTTATAAAGTATATAAAAAAGCTGCGGTAAAATATTACGAAGAGTTTATTTTAGACCCAAAATTGAAAAAACAAGCAGAAAATGAAACTACAAGAGCTAATGAAGATATAATGAGAATAATTAATCCAATAGTTAATGACTAATCATGGCTACTAATACTACAGCAACAGCAACAACACATACTGGTAATGGTAGCACCAATAACTTTGCAATATCTTTTTCGTTCTTAGCCAATAATGAAGTAGATGTAACAGTAGCAGGGGTCTTAAAAACATTAGATACTCATTACACAATTAGCGGTTCAACTGTTACCTTTACTTCTGGCAACACCCCTGCCAATGGTGCTGCTGTTAAGTTTCAAAGAGATACAAATATAAGTACAAAGAAGGTAGACTTTCAAGATGGTAGCGTTTTAACAGAAACAGATCTCGATACAAATAGTGACCAGGTATTATTTGCTCAACAGGAGATTACAGATAAATTAGGTGGTATTGAAGAAAATGCCACCGCAGATCAGACAGCAGCAGAGATCAGAACACTTGTAGGTAATGCAACAGATAGTAATGTTTTTACAGATGCAGAGAAGACAAAATTAGCTGGTATAGATACAAACGCTAAAGACGATCAAACAGCGTCAGAAATAAAAACTCTTATAGCTAGTAGTCCTCTTGATGCTAGTCATCTTGCAGCTAACTCAGTAAATACAAGTGAACTTGCAGATGATTCAGTTACATATTCTAAACTACAAAACGTATCAGCTACAGACAGAGTATTAGGTAGAGATTCTAGTGGTGCAGGGGTAGTAGAAGAAATAACACCTGCCAATTTACGCACCATGATAAACGTAGAAGATGGTGCTACCGCAGATCAAACTAATGCAGAAATAAAAACTGCATACGAAGCTAACTCAAATACAAACGCTTTTACAGATGCAGAAAAAACTAAGTTAACTAGCGTTGAAACAAATGCTAAAGACGATCAAAGTGCTAGTGAAATCAAGACTTTATACGAATCAAACAGTAATACAAATGCTCTTACAGATGCAGAAAAATTAGTTATTGATGGTGTTACAGCAAATACAGGTGAACTAAATAAATTAGATGGTTTTACAGGTTCTACTGCTGATCTAAACCAGGTATCAGGAATGTCTAAGCAGACTACTATTACCAATAGTGATAGTCACTTTCCTACCTCTGGTGCTGTTGTAGATTTTGTTGCTAACCAGATAGCACCTGTTGGTGGACTAGAAGTTATAGCAGATGAAGATAACTTCCCTGCAACACAGCCAGTATCAGGTGTTGTTATTAGTATCAGTAATGCTGATGGCTTAGTTATAAATAGTTCTGGGGTTGCAACAAACGCTAGAACAGTAGGTAGTGGAAGCGATAACGTAACCATAAATAATTTTCCTACAAGTCTAAGAAGTAAAACATTATCTAATGAATTAGGCTTGCTTGTCAGTTCTACAGGTGCAAGTCAGATATATAACTACCATAAGTTATTAGCAAAAGAAACAGATGTTTTACAGCTATCAGAAGATATAAATGATTTTGGCAATAGATATAGAGTCGTATCAACAAACCCTACAAGTGATAATGATGCAGGGGATTTAATATTTAATACATCTACTCAAAAGTTATTAGTATATAACGCAACATCAGGTGCTTTTGAAGAAGCACAATCTGTTGGTAACTTTTTTATATCTACTCTTAGCCCTGCATTTAATGGAAGCGTACAAGACTTTACCATTACAAACGCACCAAGCAATGCACAGCAGATTATCTTAAGTATTAATGGTGTTATACAGAAACCTAATGCTGGTACATCTACACCTTCGGAAGGTTTTGCTTTATCTGGTAGCACAGTTAAGTTAGCTGCTGCACCTGCTAGTGGGTCGGATTACTTTGCAATAGTTCTTGGTTCTACTGTAAACATTGGTACACCAAGCAACAACACAGTAACGTCAGCAATGATCGTTGATGGAAGTATTGTCAATGGGGATATATCAAACTCTGCTGATATTGCTGGTAGCAAACTGAGTCTTGTATCTACATCATCTACTGCTGGTATTATTGTAAAAGGTGATGGTTCTTCTGATGGATATTTACAACTTAACTGTAGTCAGAATAGTCATGGCATAAAACTAAAATCTCCACCGCATAGTGCAAACCAAAACTATACTCTTACGTTTCCTTCTAATATTGTTAATGGTCAGTTTTTAACAACAGATGCTAATGGTAATTTAAGTTGGGCTGCTGTTGTTACTGATCTGGTAAATGACACATCACCGCAGCTAGGCGGTAACTTAGATGTAAACACTAAAAATATTTTGTTTGGAGATAGTAGTGATAGTAATGATGATCGTATTAAATTTGGTGCATCAACAGATTTACAAATATATCATGATTCAAATAACTCATATATTCAAGAATCAGGAACTGGTGCATTATATATAGATGCAAGTCAAATATATCTTACTAAATTTGCTACTGCTGAAACTATGGCCAAATTTTTTGGTGACGGATCAGTAGAGCTATATCACAACAACAATAAAAAAATTGAAACGCATACAACTGGCGGTATTATTCATGGAGACACTAATCAAAGTCAATTAATTTTTAAAACAAGTGACGCAGTTACTAGAGGGTCAGTATATGCTTATAGTGATAATTCTATTGCCTTTTTAAATCAAGCAGGTTCTTACTCTTTTAGAATTGCAACCGATAAATCAGCAACTTTTTATAATACTGTTAACCCAAATGCTAATAACTCTTACGACTTAGGTACATCATCTTATCGTTGGAGAAACATCTACACCAATGACCTTAACTTATCTAACGAAGGTTCATCTAATGACGTTGACGGAACTTGGGGAAGTTATACTATACAAGAAGGTGCAGAGGATTTATTCTTGATCAACAAACGCAATGGTAAAAAGTATAAATTTAATTTAACGGAGGTAAAATAATGTCTATATTTTTAGGTGGTACTGGTTCTGCTAATGAGTTAGAGGATTATGAAGAAGGTACTTACACTCCTACTATGACAAATGGATTTGATTCTGGACTTACTTATTCAGTTCAAAGTGGATTCTATAGAAAAATTGGCACTCTTGTTGAATTTAATTTTTATATACAGTTCGGGAGTGGAAGTAATGATACAAACGGAGGTCGGCTAAGAGTTAGCCTTCCATTTACTCAAGATAATTCTAATTATAAAAGAGGTCATGGAATTATAACTTATCATAATATAGCAAGTGCCTCACCAGACAACGACCCTCCTTCACTTTATGTATATGGTGATAATGCTGACTGTTATTCATCTAATGGTGCAAATTTTACAGGAGGTAATGGAAGTAATCAAGCTAGTAGATATTTTATTGGTGGTGGTCATTTTCATTCTACTTAGACCGAAGCTACGTCTATAAACTAAGCCTTTACTAAACACTATTATGGCATTAACAAAAGTATCAACAGATGGTGTCAAAGATGATGCCATAACAAAAACTAAAATCCCTGCAAACCAGATAGAAGCTAGTGAACTGGCAGACAACGCAGTTGACACTAATGCTATAGCAGATCAGGCAGTAGCTTTATCTAAACTTCCTCATGGCACATCAAGTAATGATGGTAAGTTTTTAAGAGCAAACAACGGAGCAGACCCTACATTTGAAACTGTTACTGGTACAACAATAAACAACAACGCAGATAACAGAGTTATTACTGGCTCTGGTACTGCTAATACTTTAAATGGTGAATCAAACTTAACTTTTGATGGAGACACAGCAGCTATTACAAGATCAGGTAATAGTGCTGGTGGATTATCAATTACTAATACTAATAATTCTCAAGCGTCTGCTCATGCAAGATTAGAATTAAGTGGTGGGGATAATGCTTCAGCAATAATGAGAATGGAGTGTAATGGTCATGCTAATGAATTTATTGCAGATGGAAGTGGAAATTTAAGAGTTGACGATAATGGTATAGAACGTATACGTCTAGATTCGTCTGGAAATATTTTATGTGTAGCAAATGGTACTCAATCTTCACTTGCACCATTTTTTAT